GTATGGGGCATGAATATGTTGCAGGCAGCAAAGAAAACAGCGATCAAGGTGATCTATATTCCCGTAGAGGAAACCGCCGGTCACCGTGAAATCGCCATCGCGAACAGCAGTGTGTTCGAAGTGCTGCGCAAGAAGAAGTCTGCAGAGATTTCTTACTGGGGTCTGCCCGACAATAAGTCCGACGTGATGCGCCGCCGCATTCGTGTAGTCAGGCAAGAGAAGAAGACGGCAGCAGGTAGCTTAGAGGATATCCCAGATCTTGAAGACGTCCATTACTCCGACCTGCCGTGGATCGGCAACGTCACCTTCAACCAGGCGCCACGACAGTTCCGGTCGAAGCACGTACTGGCGGTGGTGGCTGAGGTCGTTCGTGAGATCGATGGTTATCTGTTTAGTATTCGGATCGACAGCGACAAGATGTTCGAACCACAGCCGCCAATGATCCTCTGCCGCTTGTACAAGGCAGGACCACTGGAACTGAACCATCGCATCGACGTTCACCTCGAACCTACTGAAGAGCAGATTAAAGCCATGAAAGCGCCATGGGACGTACCACCGTCTCTGATCGCTGAAATGGCTGCTCTCGATTACCAGCTGCGGGGCAACACGTTTGTCCACCCTCTGCTGGATTCGCAAGGCCACAGGCTGGTATGCGAACAGTACGGTAAGCTCGTCATCGAACAGTGAGGTAACGTCATGAAGTTGGAACTGATTCCCAAGTGGGTCTGGCTACTCTTACTTGCGGCGGTACTGGGCGGTGCCTATTTCGGCATCGGCTATGCGGTGGATACCTACCGCAACATGACCACGGAGTTGGCTGAGGAAAAGGCGAAGGTCGCCAACTTGCTCGAGATCAACGCCAGTGTCAACCAGGAACTCATCAGACGCGTCAAGGACGATGAGGACCGCAGGAAGACCGAGGAAGCAATCGATCAGCAAACCACTGATCTGCTGGGCTCGGTTGATGAGTTAGGCGTCAAGCTAGCCAAAGCGGTGGCTGAACGGAAGAAACTGGAAAGCAAACTGGCTGATCAGTCCAACGGATCGAATCCGAATACCTTCAGGGGTATCCCGGTAGAGATCGAAATCACATGGCAGGCTTACTGCAAGGTAGCTCCATCCGACCCGCGGTGTGAGCCTAAGGAGAAGTAGCAAGTGTTCAGGATTCTGTCCGTAGCGTGTTTCTCGATCTTGATCACAGGTTGTGCTCCCAAGGTCAAAGAGGTCATCGTAGAGCGTACCGTCACCAAGTACGCTGTCATCGACGATCGGTGGTTGAAAGACTGTCCGGTACTCTCTCCGGCAGAACCTGATGAATACCGTCAGATGTCTCTCCAGGAGCAGGTGGACTTCTGGAGCGGTCTGTACATCAAACAGATCGGTCTGGTGGGTGCGTGCAACATCCGCTTGGATAATACGCGCAACTACAACGCCCTCAAGAAAGATGAGGTCAACATCCTCACCTGTAAGGAAGGCGTTTGCAAATGACATATAGGCCGGGTAATCCCCGGCCTATATGCTGTTAAAGTTTATTCGGTCATACATAATCGACAGGATGAACCGTGATAATAGGTGGCCCTATGTTCTACCATGTGATAACACATAATGCCGCCGCTGCAGAGAGCCTAGGACCTTTGCCGAAGTATGCGGACAAGGAAGATAATTGTTTCATTTGGCGGTGCGGTCATTGGACTGTAAGCGACAAAGTGCTCGAGCCCCAAGTCGCTGGAAAGCCAACAACCGTTTCAGAAGGCGTCCTTCTGATGAAGCTGCTGGATGTTGACGCTCTCGCTATCGCGAAGTGCATCACTGCTGCACAACGCTTCAGACGCTGGTACTACTTCCGCAAGGCTGGAGACAGCGAGCAAATCAAGATCGTCCGATTAGAGGACAGGCTGTGCTTTAAGTACAGCTGCATCGCAGATGCGATTCCTGAACACGCCTACTTTGAGCACAATCTGGAATTCGCACTTAACCAAACCACTACAGATGAGAGTGAGCTTTATCTATGTCACATGTTAACCAGGTAGTCAGCTACGACGAAGACTTCGTACAACAAAGCGTAGACTACGGCCGTGCCGTAGCGGACCTGCGTAGTCGTCGTTTGGCTCTGGATGCTAAATACGGGCAGTTGTCGACTGAACGTCAGGAAATGCAAATGCGCCACGAAGATACGACCGAGATTACCGATCGTATCCGCGAGGTCATGGGTAAGATGCGCGAGATTTCTGACTCCATCGATATACTGCTCGAGAAACAGTTAGTCCATCTCAATACTTGCCAGCATCGGCAGCGTGCCTGAAATCGCATTAAAAAGAATTTCAGTCATACATACTCAGCGTGAGTTGTGCAACATGACGGCTCAAGGAACACCAATCGCATAACACCGAAGGAGGTAATCGCGATGCTTAATTTCCTGTTTGGTAACACCCGCAGCAACGAAGTCACCGATTCCCTCCTGAGGGAAAAGCGGATGGCTGAGAAGCTGTTCGAACGCGCCATGCGTAACCACGGCGTTAACTCTGACGAAGCTAACCACTGGTCTGCAAAGATCGATGAGGCCGAAGCCGCCTTGGCAGCATAAAGGAAAATGTGATGGCAGAGTTATTCAAGATAAGTCACTACCGAGGTGACGTAGATGACGAGGACCCGGACGAGTTCTTCAACAACTTGCTCGAAGAGGCACAGGAGTTGAGCTATAAAGCCGATGCGTTGAAACGTTTCGGCACGAGTCCGCACGTTCAAGTCGACTACATCGACATGCGCCGTAAGGAGCTGTTGGGTATGCAGGGTGACATCTACAAATTCGTAGTGAATGAACTCGGCCGTCAAGGCCAAGTACTTTAGCGACCGAAAGGTCAGACTGGACATCCCCTTTAGGGGCGGGAAACCGCCCTCTTTTTTTTTGTTACAAAACCGCCCTGTGCTATAACTACAAGGAGACTACCATGCTTGGGAAGAATAAAAAGATGTATTGGGTGGACTGCATTTATGCGATTCTGCTCGTTGGGTTCATCTGGCTGACTAATTACGCCGACGGTAAATCAAGTTATCCGACCGAACGGGTTGTGCGCTCCGCGGAACTGACTCAAGCGTGGAGCTACTTGAGCGGTTCCAAGAGTCATCTAGAAGAAAACTGGATGGGCTACTTCGTCGATAAGAAGACCAAAGCGGGCTTCGAACATCCGATAAGCGGCGGTGTCTATCAGACGTACAAGTCAGGTAAACGTGGGATCGTTTACGACATCAACGTAGTGCGCTATAAGTTCGACCCTAACGTCACCAGTACCCCATGGTGGTTTGTAGCCGTTATAGTTTCGGCGATCTGTACCGTTCTCGTCGGGTTCCTTTGGTTCTGTTGGGTCATGGACCGGAAGAAGGAAAACACCCCACATCCTGACTTCCGGTGATATTCGTATGCCCACTATAGGGCATTGACGGATCATCACCATGGCTAAGCTGTTCAGTAACTTCGACACACGTCAACTGAGTCGTCAGGAAAATCTGCTCCTCGATGACTTCAGCTTCAACGACCAGAGTGGTCTGGGTCTCATCACTGCGAGGAAAGGTTTCGTTACCGACTACGCTTCGATCGATGCCCTGTACAACATCCTCACGTTCTTGTTCTACGCTCTGCTCATGAGTTACGGGGACAAGAGCGCCACCATCCACGACTGGCTGTATAGCGGGTACGGGATTGAGGTGGAGCCTGGTCGGTTCTATTACCCAACCCGTAAGGAGTGTGATCAGATCTTCTATCGCGCTCTACGGGCTGAGGGTATCGCTAAATGGCGGGCATGGATCTTCTACGCCGGTGTTCGCCTCTTCGCCAAACGTAACTTCTCGACCACCTCTGAGAAGTTTGCTGTATAGAGAGGATTAGATGAGAAAGCTGCACCTAAAGACAGACATGGATGTGCCGGGCTTCTTCGTTATCGAGATGGTCGATACCGGAAAGGTCTACACCGGTACGTCCACTCAGATGCAAACCGCCTTACTCAAGATCAAGCGTGATCTGGAAGACGGCAAGATGAACTGTCCTAGGTTGCAGCGCGTCTATGGGCCGAGGGAGGACATCAAGGTGAGGTTCTACCCTGCCGTAGATGTGAGTGAGGCGAAGAAAGAAGAACGTAAGTTCCGGAAGGATCGGCCTAGTTGGTTACTTCTGAATTGACGACATAGAGCCCCGGCGTTTGCCGGGGCCTTATGCTGTTTTTTTTAGGCGAGGATGCCCTTCAGCCATTTCAGTACCAACGCTGGGCGCATGATGATGCGGTCAGCGGCAGCAACTGCCATGCTGAATACCTGGATGTCGTCCAGGATTTGCTTCTTCTCCTCAGGCTTCATCTCGCGACCTTGGGACTCGAAGCGCGCGATGCGTTTCTCCATCCCTTTGATGGTACCTTGCAGGTCTTCGGACTGGCCGTGGATGCTGACGATGCACGCGGTGAACTTGCCGATGTACTCCGCGATTTTCGGAATATCCACTTCGTACTCTTGCTTGTTGTCGTCGCCATTGCCGTTGGCTGGGAACGAGGCCATGATGTGGCCGATCTCGGTCCGGAAGTGATCAGGAGTACCGCCCTTCACTTCGCCCTGCATCAGGTTCTTGACCTGAGTGCCATTGCAAACGGCGATGATCTTGTCCAGCTCACCCCAGTTGATCTGGTCGCCTTTGACCATCCAGCCCGGCAGGCGCTTCATCGACTTGACCTTGACGCCCGAACCTTCCTGCGATTTGTACTTCTCGGCGAAGCCGTCAGAAGCCAGGCGCTTGATGCCATCGTCGGAGTACTTCTTCGCGTACGCTTTTGCGTCTTCCTCGGCCTTCTTCGCTTCTTCGGCCTTGGCTTTGGTCTTGGCGCTACCGCGAGTGAACAGGGCAAGCAGCGCCTTGACCTTTTCGCGGATCCATTTGATGGCAGCGTCGATGGCGCCTTTGACTTTCTGACCCACGGTCTTCTTGTCGGCTTCCGCCGCTTCGAACGAAGGGGCAATCAGGTCAACCGGGATACCCAGGCCGCTGGAGCGCAGCAAACATTCCAAGTTGAAGCGATAGCTTTCCATCGCAGCTTCGGTGATGTCGCCAGCTTCCACTCGCTCGGACATCGAGTCGAGCGACTGCACCAGCGCCACGCCGCGATCGATCTCGTTAGCGCTGTGCTCGATCAGCTGAGACAGGTCGCCGTCGATGGTGTCGTTGTCATCAGGCGGGATCTCGACAACGGCGGGTTCTGGAGTGATCAGACCCGACTCGACGCCGTAGGTATTCAGGATATCGCTCAGGAGAGTTTGCATGTTGATACTCGCTGTTGTTAAGGTTGGCGGACCGTAGTCCGCCCCTATATTACTTGATACTGCGTTCCATCCAGGCCATCAACGCAATGATGACATCACCACCAACAGAGGAAGAATCAGGGAACCCTTCGACGATGGCTTGCCCTACGGTCTGGTGGTAGTATTGATCGTAGTAATCCATGTACAGCATTTCGTCGTACTCATGGATTACATTCGAGAAATCACTACCATCTTCGAAGTCCAGCCATGACTGATAGAAGTCACTGCTTTCGCGCATCTTCAAGCACTCGCGGATGATCTTAACCGCAGCGATAAAGCCGTTGCGATCGAGTGCCGGAATGCGGGCAGGGGACTTGACCTCAGTTTCCTTACCCTCAACGTTACCGCCAAACATCCAGCGGTCGTTCTTGTCGAAGTAGACCTCGACACTGCCGATCACCTTGACGGGAGTCATCTTGGCCATCGGCACCGGGATGTCGTCGTAGGCCTTGACCGCTTCTCTGATCAGCTCTTCAAACTTGTCGTGCTGATCAGCCTTGGCAGCGGCGATGAGTGGTTTCTCATACTTGCCGTAAACCCGCTGCACCGCACTGTCCATCTCTTTGAGTTGGGACGCAAACTTGGCAGCCTTCGTCTTGTAGTCATTGAGATGACCATTGATAGCCGACATCGGATTGGTGGTCGTGAACTTACCGTCGTACGACAACGCCTGGATGATGCCGTTACTTGGGACGTCGACGTTGAACTGTTGTTTAGACAGCCAGGAATCGTTGCCGAAGTAATCATCGATGTATTCAAGCAGCGCTTTAATTTCCTTGGTGCTCATCCAAGGTTTAGTCGGTAGGTGTTTCTTCTTGTCTTCGCGATTATCGCCGAAGATCATCTTCTTCAGGTTACTCATCACCTGCGAGAAGCTTTCGGTCGAGTATTCCGCTTTCGACTTGACGATCTCGAGACGGTAGTTGGCGAGCACCTTACTGATATCGACTTGCTCGGTCTTGATGATCGATTCATCGATAGTGTTCTGGGTCTTATACTCGTTCTCGATGCCGTTCTGCTGATTGAAGTTCGGCAGCCACTCGTCAGAGTTCTCACCCTTGATGGTGTACAGGAAGACCTGGGCCTTTCTGACGTCAGCGGGAGTGATGTTGTCCGGCGAGGTAATGACCAGCTTACGAGTCTTGGCATCGTACGAATATCGATCGACACGGAACTCTTTCTCAAGAGCCGAGCCAATCCCCAACATGATCGCATCTTCACGATCGGTGGTTGCGTACAGCCACTCGTTCGACTCCACGCCATCCCAACGAACCAGTTCACCGGAACGCTGGAAGCCAGGCATGAGTTCGCCCTGCTTATACATCGAGCCGTGGTACAGGTAATGCGGGACATCAAAGCCCACACTCTCTTTCGAGTAAGCTTCGTTACCCCAACCTGTCCGGCCTTGGTTAGTCAAGTTCGTACGAGCCCCGATGCGGTCAAGGAACTTGTCAATACCGAGGATTTGTGCGAGCAGGTCACCAGCGTCGACAAGCAGATCGAACACCTCAGTCGAGTACTCATCAACGGACGCGGATTCCAATGCCAGCGTATCCACGTCGACGTTATTCACGCCAAGGATCTGCGACACTTGGTTCTGACTCCAGAGCAGGATGTCATTACTGCGCGTCGAGATGTTCGGCATGTCGCCAGTGTCGAGCAGGAAGTCGAACACGTAGACGTTCTTGTCCTGACCAAGACGGTTTGCACGAGCGATGGTCTGTGTACGGATAGCGTCACGGAACGGCTGGTTGATCATGAGGATCGTGTTGGCCGCAGTGAGAGGTACCGCAGTCGAGAGTGACTGGTAGGTAGCGCACAGCGGATTGAGGTCTTCGTCTTTGTAGAACTGACCCACGATCGATGCCAAGTCTTTGTTGGTAGCGCCGTAGACGCGCCCAGACTTATAGCCGTTGCTGTCGACGATATCAGCCACCGACTCGAGGACCTCGACGTAGCTGGTGAAGATCAGCGTCTTCTTCTCAGCGTCGTCGATGTACTTGTTGAAGTCGATGTGCTTGACCATCTCGACGTGACACTTCGAGCGCATACCGCCAACGATGGTGCCGAGTGCCTCGCCCATGATCTTGAGGTCGACGTACTTGATAACCGAACGAGCACCTTTGAAGTTGTTCTTCAGCGGATTGTTCAGGACCGGGATGATGGTCTTGAGCTCGTACTGGTTACAGAGCTGTGCTTCAGCCTTCATCGTCTGCGGATCAAAACGACCGGCGATGACTTTGAATGCAGACTGGTACGCTTCGAACTGACGCTTCTGCTGGTCAGTCTTGAGCGTCTGCTTGAAGACCTTCAGGCCATCCTCGTAGAACTTGACATAGTCCAGTCGGTGTTTGGCGTAATGCTCACGACGCTTGTCGATGAACTCACGCAGCAGCTTACCGATGTTCTCGAGGGTGTAATCCTTCGCGTTAGGCATCGAGACTTTGACGGTCTCAACGATAACCTCGGTATGGACCACGTCCTGTTGAGGTACGTGATACTTGAGGTGACCGATGCGGTTACGCAGGATGTCGTTAGCGCGCTTAGCGTCACGACCGTAGATCTTACGGAAGGCTTCTTCGCAGTAGCTGTCAAACAGCGGGTCAACACACTTCAGGAACGGGATGCACTCAGTGCCCAGCGCCTGGATCGGGGTACCAGAAGCCCAGAGGTTGTAGGTAACCTGAGGGAGGTTGCACAGCTCGATGAAGAACTGGGTACGGTCCGATGCGATGCGGTTGAAGTTGTGCGACTCGTCAAGGATGACGAAAGTGTTCTTGAACGCCTGTGGGTTTGCCTTGACAAACGCCAGCATCTGCTCGAGCGACTCGTAGTGGCAGATGAAGTAGTAGTCGTTGACGCTAGGCGGCTTGTTACCCACCGACAGCCAGTAGGGTTGCTTCTTCAGGACGATGTCCTTGATGGTAGCTTCCCAGACGCGCTCTGCGGCGTTCTTTGGCGTGACGATGATTACCTTGTTGGCATGCAGGGACGCTGCGATAACGAGGTCTGTGACGGTCTTACCGGTACCTGCACCTGCATCGAGCATGTAGCCCTTCAGACGGTAGGCTGGGACCATCTTCCCGAACACTTCCACGAACTCACGCTGGAATGGCTTCAGGGTGAAGCTTACGGTCTTGTCGGCTACACTGATGTCAGTGATCGGAGTGATGTCCTTACCGACTTGGCCGAGCCAGGTCTTCTCTTCGAGCTCCTCGATGATCTTACCCAGGATACGCTTTGGCATGCTGGTGTATTTCTCGTCGTAGAGGCGACGGCAGATGTAGAGGAAGTCGAGGCCGAAGAAGTGTCGCAGCTTGAATTCGCTCGACCGTACTTGAGAGAACATGTACTTGGCGATGGTGTTGTTACCCCATACGCGATACATGTCCTTGGTGAACGATAAGGTACTGAATCCTTCCACCACGATATAGGTCGGGGTGGTGGTGACTTCCACCAGTCCCAGCCTTCTTTTGATTCCTGCAAACATAGATGACTCCGAATTTATCTGTGGTGAAAGAAAGAGTTGACATAAAATTGGTATCGCGCAGTCAAACGAATTTGAATACTACATTGTAGTCATGAACAACAACATCCGAAAGGATAACGCAATGCTTGATGAATTAAGAAACAAGGTTATCGAAGACTTCACCAAGGCGTGGGAAGTCAATGACAAAGCGCATCGAGTAGATCATTTCACTCGGGTTGAATTGTGCGGGAATGTAATCAACGATCGGTTAGGGTTGGGGTATGATCCCAAGCTGATCATGCTGGTCGCGCACTTCCACGATATGTTTGCTCATCAGCGACACAACCACCATCTGCTGAGCGCTGAGTGGGTGCGCAGCACTGATTACAAGATGATCACTGAGTTGGATATCACCGATCGAGAACAGGTGGCGCTTGGATGTCAGTATCACCGAGCGTCGTACGAGGGCGGGTATCCGAGTATGTTCGCGGAGCTGATGGCTTCAGCTGATCGAGAGTTACCAGGGAACATCGGTTTGATGGTTGAACGCGCTGTGCTGTATCGCATGAATCAAGGGATGAGTCGCAACGAAGCGATGAAGCCTGCGATCGAGCACATCAAAGAGAAGTTTGGTGCAGCGGCTGGCTATGCGCGATATCCGAAAATGTATCTTGATGTATTCGGCGATGAGCTCGCCGAACAACGCCGCCTGATCGACAACATGTAATCTAATTAGGGGCGGGAAACCGCCCCACTTATGCCGGAGCTTTATAATGCATATTCAGATCGAAACCTACGATGCTGTCTCCATCAACTTCCGCCAGCTGAGCCCAGTTCCAAAGCTGGTCGCTTATCCGATTCTCACTCCAGGTATGCGTTGTCATATCCAACGTGACGAACTGATCGACGACGCTCTGTCGATCTCATTGCGCGACGGGCGGGAAGTCACCATCCCGGGCGGCAACGATCAACCGCGCTACGCGTTCACCCTGACCATGGAGAGCAATGTCGGTGGTCCAGGGTTCGGTAAGCAGACTGCTGTCGTTACGGGCTTCACTGAAGACGCCAGTGTCGTCAGCATGGGTGGGTTGGTCGATCACGATGCCAAGCTGTACTTCGACCGCGTGACTACCTATCGTCAGCTCAACACACCGCATGGTCCTCTCGTGCAGACGATCACTGATGACCACGTCGTCCCGCCGACTCATCGCATCGATGAGAGACTCTACAGCCTTCGTCCGGGCGACCTCATCAACCGTACGATCTCCGAGGCGGTGTTAGGAGCACACACTCGGATAGGTAGCCCTGCACTCAACCTGACTGGCGTTCCGACTACGGTGCGACTGGTGCCGGTACTCACCGAGTCTTCGAGAGAATGGCTGGACGAGATCCTGCGGGCATACGACGGTGTTGCGAAAGAGTTCGACCTCGACGCAGCTCCTCATGATACCTTGGAGCAGATGAGTTACGCGACGGAAACTCGACCACTCAGTCACGTCATGTTCCTCGACAGGCTCAGTCGCGATACGCAGTTCGCTTCGGACGGTTACGTTACGTTCGGTGAGTTGGTCAGGATTTTCAGTGGCATCCCAACCACCTTCGGGCCGGAGATCATCGTGAAGTCGTTCGATGAAACTATCGAAGCTTCGGATCCGGAATATCGACACATCCTCAACCGCATCTACCGCGCGACTCTGTCGACGATGTCCGAACTCAACCTCGACACGCTCAACGTCGTGTATAACGGCGCGACTTTCATCCCGCATTTCACCACCTTGATGGATACCATCGGCGTCCCTTACGGTGATGAGATCGCACAGAAGGTCATGGAGCGTCTCATGGAAGAGATGCGTAACGCAATCTGCGAGTTCGCCGAATACATCACTGGCGTATCGGTGAACTGTACTCGACATGGGGTGATGAATGTCCACCTGATCGATCGCGGCCTGATGCCGACCATCAGCATTCCGATGTGTATGACCGGTCGTCTGACCAGTCAGTTGAGTGACGAAGATGTGCAGCACAATCTTTGCCGCTGGCTAACCCATCTGACCACCACTGATCAAGTCGATTCTGAGGAAGACTGATGAAATCTCCGCTTGAAGAACTCATGTGGGACGCTTACCGAGCAGAGTCTGCGGCTGCGCTTGTTCACGGCTTCCGAGGTAAGATCGCAGACGTCGGCGATAACATCACCGAAATCATCGACACGCCAGAAGAAGTGAACATTTATAATGCTGGCGCGAGTCATGGTGTCGCCTGGTTGCTCAACCAACTGGATGATGCTGGTTATGTGCTGACTGACCGCTTTGGCCGTAAGGTAACCAAGGACCGATTTCCGTCCTTCAAAGCGGCGTGGACAGCATGGTTCCGAAAGAGTTCGCACCCACCGACTCTTAGCGTGATCAAGTAAGACTAAACACATCAGGGCCGCAAGGCCCTGGTGTGCTTTCTTTTTTTGTATAGGGGGTGTTCGTTAAAACTTATCGTATGGTCAAGTATATTGAGAGTAGGATCATGGCGACTATAACACCTGAGCTTAAAGCGCTCGTGGACAAAGCCTTGAAGGATCCATTCTTAGGCCCTGCCGCACTTAAGAACCACATGGAAAATATCGAACCCTTGTACTTCGAGGGGAAGGTCGTGGGATTCTCTGTACCATTCCAAGAGCCGGACGGCTACTGGCGGACAGGCTCTATTTACATCCTCCCCGAATATCGGGGTAAAGGTGTGGCAGCAGACTTCATTCGCGCATTTCGTCAAGGTAAGCGCATGAGAGCCTGGATCGAACCGAAGAATGCTTCAAGCATCCGCGCATACAAAGCCGCAGGGTTCCTCCCTACAGCTAAACGTGCATACGCAAATGCCAAGCCTTTCGACGAATACACTGTCGAGGCTAATGCATCGGAGAGGAGTAAGATGTTCAACTGGTGACATGTGATGTATTATATGTTAGACTGAATTATTTCGGGCGAATGGATTCAGTTTAATCCAACGGTGTGCACACTCCCATCGTTGGATCACCGTGGTCGGGAGTCCTCTCCGACCTTAGGCTACGACGGTCGCGGGTCCGTCGGAGTCTAGCTAGTGCCTAGAGTGCACAGCCTGCAGAGTTCAGCGTCGTGAGGACAAGCCGAACTCTGTGGGGTGACCACTCAGCCCCAAGTGTGAACCAACATAGATCCCCACCACCGGTCGCTCCGCCGGTGGTGGGGTATATGCCGCATTTAACTATTTTTCAGTCACACATTGTCGCGATGAACAATCTCAATGACCGAGGAGGTCGCGCAATGAACTTTGGTAATATCGTCCGTATCGCTGCTCTGGGTGCAATCGTTGGTGGTCTGGGTTACGCAGCCTACAAGTCCATCAAAGCTACAAAGGAAAGCGAAGACAGAACTCTCGCCAAGATGAAAGTCACTTCGATCATTGTGGATCTTCAGATGATCAGCCTGTTCGTCAACCTGAATGGCAGCGGTTTGCTGAGCGATGTCCAGGTAGATTTCCTTGCTAAGCTGACTGTCCAGAGCACCACGGGCGAACTCGACAAATTGTCGCCTACCGAACTGGAGAGCATCCAGGATCAGCTGAAGGTCATCAAACTTATCGTCATGCCTAATGTAGGCTAGGAGGTAACCGTGAACGCAGCAAAGTTAGTAGCCGCTCTGATAGCAGCTGGCGTGATCACTGGTGGAGGTTACGCAGCTTACCAGCGATACAAACCAACTCCTCGGACCGAGGCGGATAAGAAGAAGATCGATGAGGAGATCGAGTTTCTTCACAAGAAGATCCTGGAGAAGATCGCAGATATCGAGCGCAAGCTCACTGCGGCAGAAGCGTGGCTCATGCAGACAATCATCTCGCATGACTACAAAGGTGATCGCGATCGGGTCCTCAAGGAGATCCGTGATCTGTACAACAAAGTCTACGAGGTAGTTACGTGACACAGCCGTACATCAAGCACAGTCAGGATCACTACGGGGATGAGGACGGCACTGTCGTCCACCTCTTCGTAGATACGATCCACGGTAAGGAGCGACTCATCTGGGAAGCTGCTGACCCAAGTAAGCACAAGGACGACATGATCTATATCCGCCACTATCTACCCGATGGTGAGATCAGTCACTACGTGCAGCTTTCGAAGATGGAGGAGTTGATCGCCTACAGAGATTTCTGTCGGCAGAACTCGGTCCCGTATTCCGAGATCAAGAACCTCTCCTACATCAAGAAAGCAATCACATCCTTCAGACGTCGCAAAGACTGACAGCATACAGCCCGGCGAAAGCCGGGCTGTGCTACTTTCTTTTTTTTTTGCGTGAATACTTACGGATGATGTCAATATACTATGTAGAGAATGCCCTCACAAGTTGTTCTCTGAGCTCTTTCACAATTTAGATCTTGAACTCACAGTAAGGACGTCCGTTTCGTCCAGCTCCCTGAGGAATGGAACCCCAATGGCGGCAACGCCACCCCTTAGCGTTCTTCCTGAGGCTGAACGCGCCTATCAATGCTTGTAGCTGAAACCTATCGGGCGGTTCGCTGCCTCTAGCCGGATGCGCATGTACAACGACGGGCAACATGAAGATCAAGATGCCCGGCTTCGGCCGGGTCTTTATGCCGTTCGTATACATTTAACAATGACGGCTATGTAATGAATAAACGGAGGTCGTCATGGAACTGGAAGCATTTCTGCTGGACTGTGTGCGGCATCAAATACCTCGAGACTTACTTCGACTCCTTGGCGACGAATACGTCCTCATCTTAAAGGTTGAGGGTTATCTCAATGAGGTCCGTAAGATGACCTGCCATGATGTCCCTAACAAGCTGTGGCGTGACGCTGCCCGGTACGTGGCGCACCTCGTCAAACACGAGGTCTACTGTGTCGTCCTCGAAGCTAAGCGTGACGACAAGCAGGTCGGAGCCCTACGACCTGGTCTCAGGGAGGTAGCGTTTGAATACAATGATTGTCATGACGTAGCGCTCGGCGCTGCGGCGGGCATCATGAACAAATGGTCATACATCAAAAGAGAGATCGCAGCCAATGGAAAAGCTCGAAGTCATCGTTAAAGGTTCGACCGGCGTCGGTAAAAGTCACGTCATGGCAATCATCGAGCGTGCTCTGATGCAGGAGTACGGTCACGAGGTTAAGATCACCAGCGAGGATCTGCGTGCAGAGCGCAACCTCGTTGGCGAGGATATCCGTAACTGGACTAGCCTTGATGGCAGTAAAGTCGAGATCGTCATCAAGGAACAGAACGTACCACGCCGCGTGGACACGAGCTTAGCGATCACTGCGTTACAGTTCGACTCGAGCATGGATCACCTCAAAGCCAATCGTGATGTCATTAACGCCCTGCTGCGTATGCAGGTAGTCTCGGTTGGTGGTGAGGATACTGGCGGAAGTATCAGCGTAGTGTTTAACGACACCGACACTGCCGATCGTGATGCGATACGGCAAGCCCTCTACGGCATCAACCAAGTCGTACTTGATAGCACTCGTGATCTCGATTACCATTACGTGCTATATCGTACCGATATCGACGGCAAGGTGATCCAAGCCACCCTGCTGCCGGTGCCGCTTATCGAAGTCCGTATCTTCGCCGGCATGATCCAACTGACCTTCAACTGTAAATCCCAGTCCGGTGGACCGATCCTCAAAGAGTTCTGCCAGCGCATCAACGCGGCTACTAAGTTAGGTAACGTCATCAAGATGACCAACGAGTACATGGTGCGAACTATCCGTGAATAATTACGAAACATGAAAGTATTATATCAGAGGACCAGCCGCGCATCCCGGACTCCCTCGCTGGCCGCCTGACTGTCTAAGGCAGCTGGTCCTCTGATCGTCTTATCACTGATGATCGCAAGACGTTAAACATGGCGTGAAACACTCTTGTGTTTGATATGCCTTAGGGCATCTCCAATAACCTCACCCTGGACTATTGGAGTATATGAGAGACTCTCTGACCCCTGGCCGGTGATTAGAGTTTCGAAGGGTACGGGGGACTCGTTAAGCACGCCAACGCTTCAAGGAGTACTCAAGTTGTTGCACGATGTTCGCGCTTGGCAGTTAATCGTGGTACGCCGTCACGCTCCGTCGGTCTAGTGGACCGCTGCTCCGGGTTCGACCCGCAGTCCAGTGGGCTGAAGCGATGATCGTAAAAGACGGAAATGGACTGCCGACCAACGCGGCTCGTAGTACGCAG